GTTTCATTTGCAATTAGAGCAGTCTATCCAGAACCAAAAGACACTTGAAAGCACTATCGAACAGCAAAATGAGAACTTAAAGCAAGCGGTTGAAAACCAAGAGATGATGATTAGTCAGGTTGAAAAGCTTACAAAAGAGAACATGGTGGCACAAAACGAGGTCACCGATATCAGAAAAAAGTTTTCACGGCATTCTATCGATGTGCTGTCGATCAGAAAGCCCAAGCTAATAGAAAATATTATCAATCGGGGTACGAAATCAGTACTCAATGATCTTAAAGACATAACCGATGAAACACAATTTGATAAAAATACTGATATTCCTGACGCTTCTGCTAGTTAGCGGATGTTCTATACTTGGTTCAAAACGGGAAATTCCTGAAGTTAAGCCTGTGGAAGTAGTTACGATAGTTAAAGAAGCCCCTACTTATCATCCTCCGCTGCCTAACCAGATTGATCCTGTCCCTGTTGAATGGACCGTGTTAAACCCGGAGTTGATGCAAGAATACCTTGATGATTTAAATGAAGGAAATGCCCCGACTAATGTCTGGTATGCACTAACTACTAAGGGGTATGAGAACCTTTCCACCAACATGGCAGAAGTAAAAAGATATTTAAGGCAAACGCTTAATATTTTAAAATACTATCGAGAATTGGATAAAGAGGAAGTTAAAGCTGATGAGTGAACAATTAAGAGAAATGCTTAGACGGCATGAAGGCGTTAAAAACTTTGTATACCTCTGTAGTGAGGGTTACGAAACAATTGGTGTAGGCCGAAATATTGCAGACTCTGGGTTAGGTCTTTCTGACGATGAAGTTGATTACCTATTGGACAACGATATAAAGCGTGTAAAAGACGAATTAAATGATGAATATTATTGGTTTGGTGGGCTTAATGAAGCAAGGCAACACGCCATGATAGACCTTTCCTTTAATCTTGGTCAGACCAGATTGAGAGGGTTTAAAAAAGCTCTTGATGCTATGGCTTCTGAGGACTTTGATAGGGCCGCTGATGAATTTATGGACAGTAGGTGGGCGGAACAAGTTAAAGGCCGCGCTCCAGAAGTTACTGAAATGATACGAACCGGAGAATACGCTTAATTAGATATAAGATGTGGTAAGATTCTATTCGATGATGTAAGATCTGCCCGTATGAGTGAAATCGATGTAGTTCAGTACACGCAAAAGGTCGTTCGTGAGAGACAATCTCAAATAAATGACGTTTTAATCGGAGGCTCTGTTAAAAATATGGAACAATACCGAGAGTGCATGGGTGAGCTACGCGCCTTAGAATATGTTCTGGGAGAAATCTCAAGAATGCTAGAAAATCAGGAATTAATAGATGGCTGAAGCTTCAGAAGAAAAAGCCGGTATTTTGGACGACTGCTATGTTGCCCCAGAAGACCGCGTGTTAGACCCTTCCCTTATTGATTCATCTGCAATAGATAGACTTCCCCAACCTACCGGTTGGCGTCTTCTAATTTTACCGTTTAGGCCACCAAACAAAACGACTGGTGGAATTTATCTTCCCGATAAAGCTGTGGATGATTCGGCAATACAAACTAACGTGGGTTACGTTTTAAGACTGGGACCTCTTGCTTATAAAGATAAGGAGAAGTTTCCGGGAAAACCTTGGTGTGCTGAAAAAGAATGGATCATCTTTGCCCGTTACGCCGGTTCTCGTTTTCGTTTAAACGAAGAGACTAAAGCTTCTTTTGGGAGCGAGGTTCGGATTTTAAACGACGATGAAGTGTTAGCTGTTATTAAAGATCCAAACGATATTTTCCACAACTAAGGACGAGATCTATGGCAAAAACCGCGCATGAGGCCGATGACGGTCAGGTAAATTTAGATTTTGATGAAGAACCGCAAGAGGTTGTAATTCAGGAAGAAGCTCCTGAAACGCAAGCAGACGCTTCTGAAACCGCAGTAGAAACTGTTGCGGAAGAGGACGAGGTTTCTCAGCAAAGTAAAAAGGTTCAAAAACGAATTAATCAGCTCACTAAACGGGCTAAAGAGGCGGAAAGGGAACGAGAAGAAGCTTTCCGATATGCCCAAGCCGTTCAGCAGGAAAGTGAGAATCTGAAAAGCCGTATGAACAACCTCGATAAAAACTATATTGATGAATATGGTAATCGGGTTATGGCGGAACAACAGCAAGCCCAAGAAGAGCTTAAAAAAGCTATGGAAATGGGTGATGCGGACGCTTCGGTTGCGGCTCAGACAAAAATATCTCAATTGGCGGTTGCGGCAGATCGTCACCAGCAGGCAAAAGCTCAGCGGGAAAGACAGCAGGCCGCTGTTCCAGCCCCCACGCCTGCTCCTAATGTAGCTCAACCTCCCCCACAGCAAATGGCTCCACAAACCGCTTCGCAAGAACCGGACCCTAAAGCAGAAGCTTGGGCGGAAAATAATGCTTGGTTTGGGGACGATTACACAATGACGTTCGCAGCTTTTGGTCTACATAAGAAAATGGTAGAAGAAGAAGGGTTTGACCCAAAGAGCGATGACTACTATGATGAACTAGATTCAAGAATGAGAGAGGAGTTTCCTCATAAATTTAATGAAGGGGAATCTACTACAACGGCACCGCGACGTAACGCCCAGACAGTCGCCAGTGTCTCTCGCTCTAGCTCATCTGGGCGCGGCAAAAAGGTTCGACTCTCCCCGAGCCAAGTTACGATTGCCAAACGACTGGGAGTGCCACTCGAAGAATACGCTAGATACGTGAAGGAGTAATATATGTCAGATGTTTCAAATGAAGAAATGGCGGCGATTAAAAAGACTTCTCGCGCAAAATCAAATAGGTCAGCTACGGAAAGGCGTAAGCCGTGGCAACCACCGTCTAAATTAGACGCCCCTGAAGCACCGGAAGGGTTTAAACATCGATGGATTCGAGCAGAAGTACGTGGTTGGGACGACAGGACCAATATTTCTGGAAGACTTCGAGAGGGCTATGAACTAGTCCGAAAAGATGAATACCCTGATTTTGAAGCTCCAGTTATGGACTCCGGTAGATACGAGGGTGTGTTTGGAGTAGGCGGGCTGCTTCTTGCAAGAATACCGCTGGAAACGGTTGAAGAGCGGACTGATTATTTTAGAGATCGTCACGCTGATCAATTGGAATCCCTTGATTCGGATATGATGCGAGAAAACGCGCACTCAACAATGGTGATTGACAAACCTGATCGTCAATCACGTGTAACTTTTGGTGGTCCACGTAAGTAAGGTAAGGTAACTTTATGGCAAATCAAGCAACCGCTTACGGTTTACGTCCTATAGGACTTGTGGGCAGCGCAGTTAATTCAACTGGGCTAACTCAATATGAGATAGCTGGTGATAACACTAATGCAATTTACAATTGTGAAATTGTTGTACCTCTAGCAGGTGGTGTTATTGATCAAGCGGCTGATACAGCGGGCGGAACTACCGCAGCATTAGGCGTTTTGATGGGAGTTGAATATGTTGACTCTGCTCTTAAACGAACCGTATGGAAAAACTATTGGCCCGGATCTAACAACGCAAGTATTGACACGAATCATCCTGTCAAAGCTTTCGTAGCCGATAACCCTATGCAGCTTTATCAAGTTGCGACAGACGCAACCATTACCAGTAGAGCTACTGCTCTAACGGCAATTTTTGCGAATGCTACATTAGGAACGTCAGCTCGATCTGGTTCTACAGACACTGGTCACTCAACTTCGGCGTTGAGCGTGTCTTCAATTGCAACTACGGCTACTCTTGGTCTTAAAATCGTAGGTATCGTTGATGACGATGCTAATAGCGATTATACGGCTGCGGGTATTCCTCTGATTGTTAGATTGAATGCACACTATAATTCGCCTAACGCGAGGTTTGACTCTCAAACAACAGCCACTACGACTGGCATTTAAGGTAAAGGAGAAGATTCATGCCTATTACTCGCGCCCAACTGGCGAAAGAGCTTGAACCCGGCCTTAATGCTTTGTTCGGGCTGGAATATGATCGTTATGACAACGAAAGCGGAGAAATCTTTGAAGAAGAATCTTCAGATCGAGCATTTGAAGAGGAAGTGATGTTGTCAGGCTTTGGAACTGCCCCTGTTAAATCAGAAGGCAGTGGTATCTCATTTGACGACGCGCAGGAAACTTATACTGCTCGTTATACGCATGAGACCATAGCTCTGGCGTTTTCAATCACTGAAGAAGCTATCGAAGATAATCTCTATGACCGACTAGCGGCACGTTATACCCGTGCTTTGGCTAGATCGATGTCTCAAACTAAGCAAATCAAAGCTGCTACCATCCTGAACAATGCCTTTACGGCAGGTGCTTCAGCTATTGGTGATGGCGTTGCATTATGCTCTTCATCTCACCCATCTTTGTCTGGTAACCAGCGTAACTTGCTGTCTACTGCGGCAGACTTGAACGAGACGTCTTTAGAGCAAATGCTTATCGATGTTGCTGGGTTTACTGATGAGCGCGGCTTAAAAATTGCTGTTCGTGGAATGAAGCTAATCATTCCTAAAGAACTTCAGTTTATTGCTGAGCGAGTTTTAAACTCAAACTTACGACCCGGAACTGCGGATAATGATATTAACGCAGTGAAGTCTATGGGTATGCTGCCTGATGGAGCGGTTGTTAACCACTTCTTGACAGATACCGATGCGTATTTCATTAAAACTGATGCGCCTAACGGCTTCAAAATGTTCCAAAGAACCCCCATTCGCACTGCGATGGAAGGGGACTTTGATACCGGCAACATGCGGTTTAAAGCCCGCGAAAGATATTCTTTCGGGGTTT